TCTTACTGTAATAATCTTGGAACAGATAAATGTGCTGAAATAACAGGATCAGGCAATTCTACATCTACTATGGGAGTTTCAGGAATGGGAACAACTTTTATTCAAACTGTAGATGTTTCAGAAATAAATACAAAGTATGGTGGAGAAGTAAAATATTCTATTGAGGTTGATAAGCAAGATGCTCAAGACTCAATCTATATGCACATTACAGGTAAAGACGGACAAACAAATGTTTTTTCAGGAACAGATATTTTAAGTGCTAGTGGAACTGCATCAGGGTATCAAACATATGAAAGCAGTTTTGATTTTGGTGGTTCACTTACATCAATCATAATTGAAGTTGGGGGTAGAGATATAAATCTTGCAGTTGGACCCTTGTTTGATGATGTCTCAATTAACATTTTGTATAACACTATCAGCACCATTATCAGCCAACAAATAACTTCAGTAGAAATGTTTGTTGCATTAAATATTGATGCACCTGAAGAAATAATTAATGTAGTAGAAGATATTTTTGAAACTAACGAGCCAATTCAAACAGATAATGGTATAACATTTGAACCAATAACTATTGATGAGCCAACATACGAGAGTGTAGAAATAGAGATACAAGAAATTGAAATAGCTGAAATAGAGGTTGAAGTTGCTGAAATTGAGATGGAGATTGAAGCAGAACTTGAAATGCCTGAAGCTATAGAAGAAACCCCAGACATAGAAGAGGTGCAAGATGAACCTGTTGAAGAAACTTCTAACGATACTGATAACGATACACAGGAAGAGACAGAGAACAAAGAAAGCATTTCTGAGGCTGAGGAGAATGAGGAAAAACCAAGCGATATGGAAGAAAAGGAAAATAAAGATCAAGACAATAAGGTAGAAACAAAAGAACAAAAAAAAGATAGAATTGCAAAAAAGATTGTCAAAAAGATGGGAGATAAAGGAAAGTATGACTCAGCAAATCAAACTAAAACTTTAATTGTTATGCAAGTCTTAGGAAACAGTAAAACATTTTTTGATAGCCAAAAACAACTGCAAGACACAGTAGGGTTTTTTACAGATAAAACTTTACCTGATGCGATTATAAATGATAATGATTTAGCAAGTTACTTCTTGTTTGTAGGGAGTGATGGATTAATGAATGAAATGATAGAGAGTCAATGGCAGAAGTAAGTATAGGTGGAATATCTTTTAAAGGCGGAAAAATGTTCGCTATTATACTTGCATTAAGTAGTTCTATTGGTGTTTTATATGGAGGTTTTGAAATTTTCAAAAAATTCCAAGATATGTCTGAAAAAATTGAGAGTTATACTTCCCCTGATTTATCAGGTTTTGATAAAAGATTAGAATTAGTTACACAAAAGTCTGATGTTCTACAGCAAGAAATATCTATGATAATCCAAGAAGTACAGCTTGTTTCTGATGTAGCCAACGAACTTAAGAATGATTTAAGGCAAGATGTAAGAAGAATTGAAAGAATAGTCAATGATGTAGAGCAAATGATTAAGGAAGATCAAAGACAAAATAGTGAAGATTTAAAATATACCATAAGGGACATTGAGGAACGCATGGAACTATTAAAGGATAAGTTGGAAAAATCCATGAATGAATTAGAAGAAAAAATAGAGAAAAGAATAAAACTTGCATTAGAAAACCCTCTAAGTCAAATGAATGGTTAAAAGACCAGATACAGGTAAATCTATCTTTGACAAAGTAAAGAAAAGAACAAGTATAGGCAATTCTACAAGGTCTAAGCCAAAAAACAAACATAAATTAAAATCTTGGAAAAAATACAATAGACAAGGTTAATGTGGTTTGTTCATACTGTTATTTGTCTGTTGAATATATCTATTAATCCTTTTTGTGTTTATGGTGGTAAGTTCCCTGTTCAGTTTGAGGATTTAAAAACTTGCGATATTTTTATTGATGATATAATTGAAAGTATAGATCAAGATTTGATAGAGAAAGAAATTGGCTTAATGATGAAGTGTATAAAAGAATATGAACAAACTAACACCTAAGACTACAAAAGAACATCTTTTAGATATTTATAACAAGATAGAAAAGATAGAGAATAATGACCTCAATCATCTTGAGAAAAAAATAAATACTTTGACATATGTTTTGTGGTCTATTGGTTTTATGGTTTTGACTCAGTTCCTTGCATGGATATTAAGAATGTTTAACTAACAAAGGAGTAAGATGAATTTAGAAGAAGTCAAAGAACATATCAAAGAAGAAGAGGGTTATAGAGATACGATTTATAAAGATACCCTAAATTTTGCTACAATAGGTTATGGACATTTGGTTTTACCAAGAGATAAATTTAAAGAGGGAGTTAAGTATTCACATAAAGAATTAGAAAAAGTTTTTGAGTATGATTTTCAGATTGCAAAACAAGATATGGAGTCATTAACTAAAGATTTAGATATAGTTGATGGTGCTAAGGAAATTTTGATACATATGCTTTTTCAACTTGGAAAACCTAAGGTTATGAAATTTAAGAAGATGTTTGAAGCATTAACAAAAAAAGATTATGCTAGTGCATCAAACGAAATGCTAGATAGTTTATGGGCAAAGAAACACACACCAGCGAGAGCCGAGAGATTGGCAAGAAAAATGAGAGAGTTGACTTGAGAAAACATAAGAAAAGAATAACGACTTATGAAGAAAAACAATATATTCTTGAAACAAGAAAAAAGTACAAGGACAACGATCTTAGAAGTAAAATGTTAAAAGTAAGTAAATATTTAAAAGATGAGGGGAGACTATAAATGGTTTTAGGAAAATTATTATCTGGTGGATTAGTTGATAGTGTTGGAAAGATTGTTGATGATCTTCATGTAAGCGAAGAAGAAAAACAACAAGCAAAAGCAAAACTGATTGAACTTGAAAATCAAATTAAATTAAAACAAATGGATATAAATTTAGCTGATGCTAAATCTACTGCTGGTGGTATTAGTGGTTTTTTACAAAGAGCATGGAGACCATTAATAGGTTTCAGTTGTGCTTTAGCAATTTTTTGGGAGTTTGTTTTAAGCAAATTTATTTTATTTATTTGTGGTCTATTCCAATACGAAGTGCTAAACATTCCCCAACTAGATATGGGGACTCTTATGCCTCTTGTTATGTCTTTACTTGGCATGGGTGCATTGAGAACTTTTGAGAAAACGAAAGGAGTGGCAAAATGAAAGATAACATAGAAAAATGGTGGGACTCATTTTTAAGTTTAAAATGGTGGGTTCAGGCTCTTATAATAGTAATTATAACTGTTGCAGTTCATAACTATATTTTACATTAGAGGTAAATATGAAGCTAACTAAGAAACAAAAAAAATTGCCAAAGGCTTTACAAATGGCAATTATGAAAAGTAAGAAAAAGAAAAAGAAGAAAGGAAAGTAATATGCCAAGAGGAGTTGGATATGGTTCTGGTAGGAGTTCAATGAGGTCAAAGCCTATGAAACCTAAGAAACCAAAAAAGAAAAAAAAGAAAAAGAAATAATGGTTAAAGTTGCATCAATTAAAAATATTGTCAAAGACCTGACACCTAGACAACAAAGAACAATGAATAGTCATGCGAGGCATCATTCGTTAAAACATATGAGGTTAATGGCTAGACTTATGAAGAGAGGTGCAACTTTTTCCTCAGCACATAGAACAGCACAAAGACGAGTAGGGAAATGAGTGGGATAACGACAACAACAACACTTGCAGTTTTATTGAACAAAAGACCTATGCGTAAGAGACGAAGTGCAAAAAAAAGAAGAAAAAAGAAAAAACGAAAATAGAATAGTTTTAGATGGAAAAAACTATCATCTTCATAAAATCATATGGACGGATATAGTTGGTAATAGTGCATTAGAAAGTTCTAACGAATTTACCAAGATGAAACCAGCCGAGATTATTACCTACGCATTTATATTTAAGAAAGACAAAGACAATATTTATACTTTCTCAAGCTATTCTCTTGATGGTAGTTTTGGAGACAGGAATGTTATACCTCTTGGGGTAGTAAAGGACTATTTTCAGCTTTCTTGATCTTGGCATCAGGGAACAAAGCTAGAACCCCCTCTAAAAGGCTTAAATTTGCGTCTAGAGAGCCTTTTATGATGTAGTGGGGTGTTTTAAAGACATTAGAGACTTTTAACCAATTTTGCTGTGTTTCTGATAACTTTCCTTTTTCAGCTTTGATCTCAAGATAGACCATACGACCCTGAGGAAACTCTATTACTAGGTCAGGAACACCAGATTTTAGACCCATTCTCACTAATTTGTTGAGAAACCACACTTTTCTTTGACCCTCATTAGGAATAGAAAAAAATCTCATTCTATAGTCAGATTGCTTAGATTTAAGCCAATTTACTACATCTATTTGTATGTCAGACTCTTTCACATACTAAATATAGCAAATGGCTGGTCAATATTAAAGAAATTTTAATTTGGAGAAAAAAATTATAAAAACAGCGACCAGCCTTAAGGAATATATATGATAAATTCAATTAGAACAAATAGCGAATATTCAAAAAAAATGCAAATAATTAATTAAATGTTAAATAATGTGAATATATGTGTTGCAAATGTATTAAAAAAATGGTTTAAATATAATTATATTAATTATGGAGAAAAAAATGAAAACTAATATTTACGACCCAAACTTTAAAAGCGAAATAAAAAATTATACAATCGCTGGTTTAAAAGAACAAATATCTGAATGTACTGATATGATTTCAGAAATGAAAGATATTAATAATGAGATGCTTGTTGATGATTATAAACTTGAAATTAAACTTTT